ATGTTTCCAGTAGATTGAACTGTATTCGCTCCACCAGTTGATGCTAAAGCTTTGTTATTTGATTTTCCAACTGCTACGTTATCAGATAAGTTTGGTACATTAAATGTGCTTGAACCATTACCCGCACCATAAGTTGTTCCTACGATTGCAAATAATGCAGAATAAGTTGATCTTGAAACTGCTGAACCATCACATTCTAAGAAACCAGATGGTACTGAAGCGGAAGTCCACGGAACAATAGTTGCTGTAGGAATTCCTTCGATACCAGTAAGGTTTGCTCCGTCGAAATCGTATTTTGTTGCTTCATATTCTATTTCTCCCTATAAGTCCAACCTGTTGTAGCATCTCCAGAAAACACTAAACTAAAACCCGCACCTTGTGTATTAACAACAAGATCACCTGCTGCATTAGTTATATTAGATCCATTTCTACCGACAGTTAATGCATTACTATTAAAATCATAACCTTGATCAATAAAAGAAACTTCATCGCCAGCACTCGGAGAAGCAGGTAAAGTAATTGTAAATGCACCACCATTTGTATTACATAATAATTGAGCACCTGCTTGAACAGTTTCTGCTGCAGTTACTGCTCTCCAAACTCTATATTCATTTGCTTTTACACAATTAGTTCCATCAGAAAATATAACATAAGAATTTCCTTCACATAAAAGAACACCTGTTCCTGATGAAGTTTTAAAAGTTAAAGTATAACCAGCATGATTTGTTCCATCGACTACATTATAAACTTTTTCTATACTATCAGGTATAGTGACAGTTCTGTTTGCTGCTAAAGTACCAGTAAGTTTTAAAGTTGCATTTCTTGCATTAGAAATTGTACCATCAGTCATAACAAGAGCTACATCAGATGATGCAACGTCTATAGCTTGATAACCAGCAACTGCTTGTTGTACTAAATTTAAATTATTATTTGTTTTAGTTCCCCACGTACCAGAGTTTTCTCCGGTAGCCATTAATTC